GCGACGCCATATCAACGCCTTGCGGCATCATCAGATCGGCGGTAGCGAACGTGATTGCATCTTTGTGGTAGACCAAGTTTTGTGGGTACTGCGATGAAGCTGCACCGACAAACGTTACGGCCTTGCTGGTAGCGGGGAGGCTATCCACGGTAGCTAAAGCGTTAGCTGCCGAATAGATAGGAGCAACAGTGATGTTACCCGCGCCAGAGCCGTTAAGCGTGACATCAACCGTCGCAACGAACTGGAACAGCGATCCAGTGGACTCGCGTGTCTGTGGGTTAACTGCATAGCAGTCAGCCACGGTAAACACATCGCCAGCCTTAACCGTCGCGCTAGCACCAGCGCCTGTGATGGCGATAGTGGTTGCGCCTTCGCTTGTCACAGCAGCCGAGGTCGTGCCGCCGGTCGCTGTACGCGAACCAGTAGTGAACTGCTTGATCGACTGAGACATGTTGATCTCGTCAAACCCAAGCACACCCATACCCATCATGCCGTTTTTGAACTGGCGGCTGATCGTATCGGTAGGGTTGAAAAGACCTTTCATGCCTTCGACCAAACCAGCGTTAGCGGCTGGGTTGACTGTGGCGTAACGGGGCGACATGACCGCAGCGTTCTCGTTGAGCTTTTGCTGTGCTTGCAACAGAACCAGCGATGTAGCAGGCGTCGTACCAGGCGTACCAACGGTGTTACCGATGTATTTGTACGAGTTTGCAACGTCAGCGTCGATGCTGGCAGCAAGCTGGCTAATACGAGGCTTAAGCACACGCTCTGCGAAATCGTCCAACTGCAACGTCAATTCAGCAGATGTGAAGTTAACGCCGATGTGCTTTTGCGAAGCAACAGTCAACGTGGTGAACTGCTCGTTGTCGCTCTGAACTTGCAGCGCGGCACCGTCGGTAACCAGAGCGCGGTCCGGGAGGCGGATACGCAGAGTTGAACCAATCTTAGCGCCTTCGACAGCAAAACTGTCGTCGTACTGACGGTTTACGTTACGGGTTAAGACAAGATTATTCTCAAGGATTTCAAGCGCCTTGCGGGTAATCATGTCAATGGTAAGTAGGCTATTTGCCATGACAATTCCTTTTTAAAAAGTTAGCGGACTCGGTTCTGAGCTTCCCATTTCTTAATCTGCCTTTGACGCTCGGCTTCAATCCACTCTGACGTTGACATTTCCTTTATCGAACGCGGGTCAGTCGTGTCTAAAACTCTTGCGTTGCCACCCCGAGGAGTGACAGGCTGAATCGGCGCTGGGGCACTCGACGATTTTTTAACAGGAGGATTTTCACTTAACTTAGCTTCAATCTTCCCAATCTCTTTTGCCTGCAAAAAAGGCGACAACTTGGCAATACGATCAGCTTCTTTTGGATTAGATCCAAGGTAATACGCCACCTCGGGGCCAATATCAGAGGCTTGAATCGTCTCGGCCATCACGGTCGTAATCGGAAGACGGGGGTTGTACGCGACTTGTTCAAAGTCTTCGTACTTAGACCGCGCTTCTTCTTCGCGTTCGTGATAGACCTCAAGAACTTCGGCACGCTGTCGTTCTGCTTCACGTCGTGCAAGTAACTCTGCTGCCTTCCGTTCGGCTAGCGCTTCCGCGTAGTCTTCGGTTGTCGCAAAACTATCTTGCGTCGGTAAATCACCAGACGGCATATTGGGCGTTGCGGCCCTCAGCTTCTGCTCTCGTTCCCACTTGCGTTGCTCTCTTGCAAGGCGTTTGCTGATCATCGCATCTATTTCAGCCTGGGTGTAACGCTTTTCCTCAGACTGTTCGGACGCTTGTTCAGCTGCTTCCGGCGCATTTTGTGCACTTTCCGTGGTGGCCGTCACCTCGGGTGCTGGCGCGGATTCTACTTCCGCTAAGGCTTCTTGAACTTGCTCAGTCATCTTCGTTCCAAAGGAACCCTGGTCTACCGGGCCAGTACGGGTAATTAAACTTAAGTCTGGGGCAATCTTACATTAAATGTCAATTAAAAATTTAGTATTTGGTTCATAGCGGGTGAGCACCTAAACCAGAAAGCCTAAGTTCTAAGTCGTCAATTTGTTTTTGCTGACGCTGAACCAGATCCAACAATAAGACACTAATACGCTCGTACTGCACGCTTTCTGGCGTTAACTGCGCGTCATCTTTCAATACTTTAGTCTTAATCGTTGATCCGTCTTTTTCAATCATTTCAACGATGTTGTAGCAATCATCAGCGTAAGACCAATGAACCAACCGTGGGTCAATTTGCGCCAATTCTTCCGCAATCAGACCGTACCAAGACCATTCTTTCTTGTCTGCTTCGCACTTGCTTCGATACCAAACAGGTCTGGCTTGTAACAACGCATCGCTGTACTGATGCTCAAGCGTTTCGATGTTTGTCTTGTACTTAGCCGAAGATGTGACACGAAACAGACGATTGTTGTCGGCGTTGTCAAGAAACGTGTTAGCCGCCGATGCTGTCGTCGGTGCGTTGGGAAAGTAAGAAAACGCGTTATCAAAGACGTTGTTATTAAAGTCAACTTTAGATGACCCATTACTGCACGACCAGCGCAAATCGCCGTTTACGCCGGTTTGGTTAATACCCCAAACGTTTGTGCCATCTGTGACTCTAAAACCAGCAGCAGATCGGTTATCAATGATCAAAGATGCAAGACCAAGATTCGATTGTGCTGCGTTTATGTTTGATGTTGAGTCCGTGATAACAGCTTGTGTGTTTCTTGATTTGACGGTCGTGCCGTCAGAACCTGTCCAATAGACTTTACATCCAGCGTCAAGTTGCGGGTAAGTTGTACCGTTACCTTGGTCAGGAAACAAGAAGCAATTGTTTGTTGAATCAACAGCAAACCCGCTAGCAATACCGCGAATAAAAATCTTAGATGGCGATCCACCACAACTAAAGTTGTAGAAATAATTGCTGTCGCCGTAGCCTTGGACGTCAATACCTTTACCGGTGCCGGAAATAAACGCCCGACAAGAGATCAAGTTATTGTTATCGGCGTCAGTAAGCAAAAACGCAGTGCCATCAATAAACTGACCTTGGCAATACAAGAATGTATTAAACGATGTATTACCACCTGCGGTTCCAGGCGCGTTGCTTGCCAAAATAAACCCATTGCCGTTGATACATGCGGGCAGGTCTAAGCAGCGAACAGTAATGTTGCTAAAAATATTCAGTTGGCTATCGGCAGGTTCTGCTAGCTGGCCTGCGAGGTAATTCGTTATTACGACACCTGCATACGTTGGATGCAAGATGTTGATGTGGTCAAAACGCCCATTATTGATGGAAATGATGTTGATACCGCCCGAGCACGTACCTGAGCAATCAAGGTACATATTGCTTAGGCCAACGCCGTTAATCTTTGCGTTTGACGCGCTTTGGACCGTGTAAAACGAGAACATAGACCCCGCGTAAACACCACCATACCAAACAATCGTGGTTGCTGGGGAAGCGCCTGTACCACCATCGTGAATACCGTTAGCGCCGTAGCCTTGCAACATCACGTTTGATTTGGTGATGTTAATTTGCGACGATATTTTGTAAGTACCCCAAGGGAACAAAATGATGCCGCCGTTTTTAGACTGCGCGTAATCGATGGCGTTTTGGATGGCCGTTGTTGAGTCAGTCGAACCGGTTGGGTCAGCGCCAAAATCCAGCACTGATAAGGTTTGCTCTAGCTTTGCTTCGACCGTGGTGCTTACGGCCCCTGTAAACGGTGGGTCGTAAATTATTTGCGAAGCATCATCTACGCCATTAAGACCGCTTAGGTTGTCATAGGTTCCAATTAACGCGCCCGCGCTGTCTCTTAGTACAAATTTGTAATTAAGACCAGCGGTTACCCAAATCTCGCCCGATGCAACGCGTCCTGCTGCGTCCAACACAATTGGGTTTGTATGCGCCGTTGAACCTGCTGACGATGTATAGGTGGCTTGAGGTGTCGTGGTACCAGCGGCGTATGAGTAGAGTAGCCCTCCCGTCAAAGGGTTGCCGCTGCTATCAAAAAACTGTGCTGCCGCGCCACCAAGCGCTGAAATAAAGACGGACATAGCTAACTCCCTATTGCAGCTCTATCGTTAAACTTTTGTTTAACGCACATGATCATCGTCATTATGATCCGATTTTTCTTGGATTTGAGGCGTTACTTGAACTTTGAGTTTGTCAATCAAGGCAACCACTTGCACGTAAGGCATGGCACCTAAAGCATTCAAAATACTATTAAGCTCGTTAATATTTAGGTCAAGTTTGATATTCTGCATAGTCAATTCCAAGGCAAATCAACCTTAGTCGCTACAGGTTGCTTTTGCTCGTCAATCTGGTTTTGCACTTCTTGCTCAATCGATGAAACGCCAGCAGGTTCTAAAGCCTCTTTAGTCCAAGCGATGGCTTGATCGTGCGTTAGTTGATCAAAGGGCAAGAAGTTGTTTGGGTCAGCAGGTTTAAGCATAACAGCATGGTTTGCAGAGGCTGTTAACGCTCCATCAACGCCTCTAACCGTGAAGTTGCTCAAGACCACGGTATTT